CTCGGTTTCCTCTCCAATCGGAGTTTTGCCGTCTGCTTGCAAGCCTTGGCTTTCATAAAATAACTTATTTGCGGCGTCATCTTCTGCCTTTGCAAACTCAGCTATATCCTTGTTTATTGTGTCAATCATAGGAATTACTTCTTCGGTTTTTTTTGCCATTTACACCCTCTCTTTCAAACTCCGCCTAAAATGTTTGCTGCCTTTGTCTCAATAGTTGCCAGTTCCTTGAGTTCTAAAGCACCGCCCTGAAAGAACCTGTGATCGTTATTTGTCGTCTCGCAGTTGTTCCGGGCTATTATATACTTCCTCTGGATATACGTTTTGAATATTTGCCAATTCGGGTCAGTGCTCAACATGAGAATAGCCCTTGCTTCTTCTTCTTCAAGATGTTTGCCCATCTCTCACTCCTATTTATTTAAAATTTTAACTGGTTTTGCCTTGACTGCCTTCTTTCCTCCTTCCTCTGATTTTTCCTTCTTTGCGTTTACCATATTTACTTCGTGCTTCTCACGATTAACCTTCCGTGTTTCTTTGATGTCCTCTGACAGCGCTATCCTTCTCTGTCGGAGGAACTCTTTGTCGTATTCTATCTTGGAATTATTCTTACTTTCTTCGCTATTCAAAACATCTATTTTGGCTCTTAGTTCTGAATTTTCAAGTTCTGCTTTTTCTATTGCCAACTCTTTCGCTCTTTCCTCCTGCGGGTCTGGCGTGTTCAACTCTCTCCTTATTTCCCTGTCTGTCTTAACGTCGTCCTCGTCTAAGCCCATATTCTTGGCTATCTTACGGAGTATACCCGGACGTTTTATAAGTGGCATATCAAATTCATTTGCGGTTATGCTTAGAAACTCCGTCATGTTCCTGCTCTGGATTTCCCTAGCCACCAATATATTCGAACCCAAGGCATTGATTTTCATATCACCTTTGATTCTCTCGTCTTCGCTCCATTCCATATTGAAGCCATAATACGTTTTAATCAATGGCCGTACCAGGAAGTCATCAACGTTTTTCACTACGGACTTAATAACCACCTGAGCCGCCCCCATCAACATAGACATGCCGCTCGCTGTTTCCGAACCCGGCGAGCTTTCTTGAGTTGGGCTGCCTGATATCAAAGATGGAAGACTTGTTTCATCGTCAATAAAATTCCTTACCATTGTTATAATCTGTATGAGATCGTTACCAATGCTTGGCACCTTATGTACGGTTATTGCGTTGTAAGCTTCGTCGCCACCGCTTCTGTACCATATCTTCCAAGGCTTTATTTTGTTGGCATTATTAACAGACCGGTCATCAAGGCGGTCAACGTTTATCTCCAACTGGTTGCCAGTCATTGCGACATCATCCAGGAGACGCCGGAAAGCTGCATTGAGGACGTCTTGCGAGTCCATCATTATCTCTGGCACGCCAACACCCCATAACTGGTTAGAAACCTGCTCATACGGGAATACGAAGTATTTCTTGCCTTTGTTAATGCTTTCGTCTATGAGTATCTTTATTACTTTATGCCCGGATATCCAGACATTGGCTTGGTATCCCCGCTTTAACTCGTCTTCGGCAACATCGAATCCTGCATCTCTGAGGTCTTGCCCGTCTAAGTAGCCCCAGTATTCAAGGACTTCGTAATATCCGCTATTGTCAAAATGTTGAATGTTCCCAAGGCTCTGCCTTTCTATTTCATGATGCTCTCTATTGTGGTTTCCGCCAGGATAATCCTTTATTAATTCGTCGATAACTTCTTCTCTAAACCCGATTGAATTCTTAAGGTCTCTCGTTTCTTCTTTATTTAAAATATGCCTTTCATATGTTCCGATAGAATTGTCTGCACTGTTAGCGTTGATGTCAAAGTAAACATCAAACGGTGACGGCTGAGACATTCCGGGGATGATATGGTCTTCCTGAACCAGCTCCCATTCTCCCAGGCCTTGCACCCAGTTCTTTTTACGTTCTACCTTTACCATTCCGGCTTTAATAACTCCTGAGCCAAAGGTACATGCGTCTTTGATTGCAGCTCTTATAAGCGCATCGGCATCGTTTTCAACCAACTGGTCATCAATTCTCTCCGACATCCTATTGGTTGTTTCCGTCAATACTTCTTCTTCGGTTAGTTTCTCGCCGGTTTCTTCATCTATAAAATCCTCTTTGTCCCATACGGCATCATTGAGTACGGGATATGGTGTAGGCTTAATACCCCAGAACTTATGACCACTGGCAGGGAAGTAGATATCTACAAGCCTTGCATACGCCGCAGTAGTCTTCATTCTGGTAATGCCTATGTACTGAGTAGAACCATCCGGGTCAAATCTTGCCCTAACTTCTGCATCATATACAGAGTTGTAAGCCCTTAAGTTCTTTAGCCACTGTTCCTCGATCTTGCGCTTCCGGTCACGCCAACAAGTAAATCTTTTGTACAACTTCGAGCCCAAAGCGTATATTTCCGACTCGTCAACAATGTCTATCACGGGTACTTTAACTTTGTCTTTATCTTTAATTTCCGGCATTAATTTTTACTCCTTGCTATATAGTCTTCCGCAGATTCATAATTAGCTCTTTTGTTTTTGGTTTTCTTTATTGCTTCATCTCTTTTGTTCCTTGCTTTAGGAATTGTGTACAGCATTTCAAGGGCTATTGCTATGCTTATAACTCGATCATCAAAGCATCCCAGCTTTGCACCATAAGTACAGGAGCCGTTATCACCTTCGTGTATGGTGAATTCGCCCATTTCTTTAATTGTCTCTTTACAAACAACACCGCATTCGCCGTCTCGTAGTGCACTTCTTAAGCCGTCGATTATTTTATATTTCGATTTCTTAGTTGTAAGCCATCCAGCCTGTTTCTGCTTCTTGCCTTGGCCTACGCTGTCTAACTTCTCTCTCTGGTACAGGTTAGAGTAATTAGCTTTCTTAAGCGTGGTTATGGTAGTCAGCCCGTGGTTATTAGCTTCTACTCCCATTAAGGCCTTGTTGTAATACCTGCCTAAAAAGTTCAGTATCTCACCAAATGTATCCGGGTCTATCTTGCCGTGTATTTGTGCTACTTGCTCCCCATAAGGCAGTTTAAGAACATCACAGCCTGTGAAGTCGCCTTGGATTAATCCCTCGGCCACATCTGCACCAATGACGTACTTTACGCCGGGTATCGGCTTTTCCCATATCTTGAGCATGCCTTTTGCTTCTATCTCAAACCTGCCGTTGTGCATATTGAAGTCACCCACAAATAAAGGCTCGAAGCAATCTTCCTCAGCTTTTCTAAGATCGGAAACAGGAAATACTTGTTTTCCGGAATAAATGAAAGCTTCATTGGCAGTCGCAGGATACCACTGTCGAAAAAATTCCTCTTTCGTGTAGCCCATCGGTGCCGACATCGTACTGATTTTCCATCGTCTCCATGCCAACTGTTCATACGAAACCATTGCGCCACTTGGAAGTTCTTGTTTAAGTAACCATTTTTCATCATCATCTAAACCATTTATTACTTCCTGTTTCTGCTCATTTGTAAGGACTTTACTGTACTGACTATGGTAGAACCAAGGAATGAATATCCTGAGATAATCAGGCTCTTTACCCTTTGCTTCTTGTGCTTCTGAATCTTTCCATGTATTGTAAAAGATACCTCCTACTCCATTTGCCGTTGACTCCATTATAACCTGAGTCCCAAGTATTGCCGGGTATTCAGAAGGCACGCTTTCTAGGAGACCGGCTACGGTATTGAGAGCACTGTCTTTAAAGAACGCATATTCTGATAAATGGATGTAGTGCGTTGTAATACCAAGTCCACCTTTGGACTCGCACGTTTTTACGTCATACCTGCTTTTTAGCCCGACGACAGGACTGCCCTTTGGTGTGTCGAATATCAACGCTTTTTCATTACTTCTCAGAGTTTGAGGCCTTACAGAAGCCGGGGCGTTTTCATGAAACGTCTTTACCATGCTGAATAAGTTATCCCGGCTCAAGTCCGCCTCTGTCATAATCACAGCACGCTTACCTTTTCTATAGCTGATCTTGTGATAGAACCACGACTCAACAAACGTAGACCCACCCCACTGCCTACACTTAAGCATGATAGCCCGTATGTATCCCTTACGCTCCAACTCTTTCTTTAAGAGCTTATGGACGTATATCTGGGACTCGTTCAGTTTGAACGGTACGAGCTGGCCTTGTTTATTGACTATTTTATGGCAGCGTGGAGCGTAGTATAGATAATCAGTTGCAAGGCGGTTTCTCATTGCCTTACGCTTCTTATCTATATCTAAATCCATTTCAAGTTCTTCGTCTGTTACTTCTATTGTCGATTCCATTATATTTTATTTTCGTCTAGTTTGTGCTCTCCGCACCAGTCAGTTTTATACATCACTGGCCAGCCAGACATAGTAGGCGCACACTTTCGGCAACGTCCTATAATTGGCACCATTGCCGCATCTTCGGACGCTTCTTTTTCAGCAAACCACATACAGGTCTGGCATAACATCGTCTTTGCTCTGTGTTTCCAATTATCCATGATTAAATTATGGCAATAAAAAAAGGGCAGCACGATGTATACGGCACCGTATCTGCCCTTCTATTTACTGTGGTATCCTCTACTGCCGTAGAGATTCCTATTAAATTATATTACCAAATATGTCTTCGTATCCAGCCTATTAAGGTACGTTCTTTAATCCTTGCCAATTCTTCGCACTTTTTGTGCATGTGTTTTTGTGTATCTGAAATTCTATTCAACATCATATCTTTCAAGACATGTCCGACGCATACTTGCCTGTGTATTACGTCTAAATAAAGCCTATCATAGCTTTTTTCAGCCTCGTTCCCAGTTGCCGATATAAGTAATGATGCATTCTTCTTACCCCATTCAAGCTCCATGTTGCCCCCTTTATTTTTAATGACCCTGTTCGATATAATACACTATGTATCAGTTATATAAGCACTTGTCAACTATTTTGACAATATTTTTTCAAACATCACTTCTATTTTCTTATTATTCACCTTGTCGTTGTTGGCTTTATACCTTAGATATCCAAACGCAGAGCCAAGTATAATCCCGGTAATGGTAAAGTATATCAGCCAGGTACTTAAGATTTCCTTCTTGGTTTTCTTCTGGACTTCTATTGCACTTATTTTGTTTTTTACTCCACCAAGTTCTTTTTGATGCTCTGTGTAGAAAGAGTCGTATTTCTTTTCCATCCTCAACAGAGTGCCGTTTTGAGCCTTTGTATGAGCATCGAACTTGTCTTCCGCCGGGCAGGAATCAGTGCATTCCTTGATAAGCGAGTGGATGCCTTCGAACTTCTTTTCGTTGTCTTTGTTGTGGGCAGAAAGGTTTTTCTCTACTCGCTTTACAATTGTAGCAGTCTCTACTATTAAGTCTCTTGTTTTTTGTCCGAACATCTTAAGTGTCGTCCTCAAGCCAGTAAGTAACACCGTCATTAGCTTTCTTTATTGCGGCCTTCATAGCCTGTTTGTCTTCTGCGTTAATATTGTCGCTTCGATCAATTATGTCCGCAATCTTAAGGGATAAAGTAAGTAGTTGCCCAACTAAACTTATAATTGCCGGTATTGGTAAAACCATTGCCTTGCTCCTATTGAGTAACTAAAAACCTGTTGAGGACAGTAAGTAATTCCGATAGCTCAAGAGCTAAAGTTCTGTACTGTGTATCATCCCCGGTGTCTATGGCAATCATTGCCGCAACGCCCAAGGTTTTATATACTGTTACTGCTTGGTTGTACGCCTCCCTAGCCGCTATGCAATCTGCTTTATCCAGTATGCCGTCCGCACACAAAACTATTAATGCTGGCTTTGCTTCTTCTAGGGTTACGCCTATTGTTTCATAAGTAATTACCGTGCGCTTCTGCCACGACATATTACCACATCCAAGAGAGCTAAGAGCAAGAGACCACAATATAAACAGAAAAAAACAAGTATGAATTTTGTTGTTAATATAAAAGTTCTTCAAACTTAGCCCCCGGAGAATGTGATAAAAGAGATACTGATTAAATGCGCAGCCCTTGGCCTTGGCAATTAAAGAGCATCGACTGTTGCTAGTGCCTCTTGCTTATACTTGACATTATGTTTACCCGTGCCATACTGGCCTTCTTGCCTGTCTCGGAGTTCCCCGATTTTAGACTTGTTCCAGTTCTGAACACGGCTATAATACCCTACAATGCGGGTAACACCAAAGCATTTAATAGGGTTTTCCTCACAATTTACTACCTGTAAGAACCTCTCTACTGTTTTTGCATTGTAACACTTTGCAAAGATTTCTGGTAACTCAACGGTTATCTGATGGCCTTCTACTTCTTCTGATACGTCGCTGTTTTCAATAACGATTATATCGGAACCATTACAGCCGCCGCCTTCTACTTCGGCGACAATCTCCAAGTTGTCGTACTTCTCTACTTCTGCTACAAACAACTCAAGGCTGCTCATAAAAACATTTTCCATCGTATCCGTTGGCATACTTCAATTCTCCTTTATTAAAAGAACTATAAAAATTATTTATTAAATCCTGCGGAGTCAACCGCTTCGTCTGCTTCGAATTCTTCTATTTTCCTCTTAGCAATATACAACTGCCGGTCAAGCTCGTTTTTTTCCTTAATCAATTCATCTACCGCTTTGCCTTTATGCTTTAGAACAATAGTGAATATTTTAGTGCGCAAATGCGTTTGTGCATTTATTGTGAGTTGCTGTACAGGCAGGTACTCCATTATATCTTTTACAACTTCATGGATATCACTCAT